GTTACTGCTGCAAACGTAGTTGCTGAATTGGGTAAAATCGTTGATGCTATCCCAGCTGCTCTTTACGGTAAAGATGATTTATATCTTTATGTATCTCAAAACATCGCAAGAGCTTACGTTCGTGCTTTAGGTGGTTTTGGAGCATCAGGCTTAGGTGCTAACGGTACTAACGCTCAAGGAACACAATGGTTCAATAACGGTTCTCTTTCTTTTGACGGAGTTAAGATATTCGTAGCAAACGGATTGGCTGCTAATACTGCAATCGCTGCTGAAAAATCTAACTTATTCTTTGGATGTGGTTTACTTACTGACATGACTGAAGCTAAAGTTTTAGACATGGCTGATTTAGACGGTTCTCAAAACGTAAGAGTTATCTTAAGAATGAGTGCTGGAGTTCAAATCGGAATCATCGAAGATATCGTAACTTACGGAATCACAAACGCTGCTAACTAAAACTAACAGCAAATTTTAATAGCAGGGGATTAAGTTCTCCTGCTTATTTTTAACAATTTAAATTAATTTATTATGGCATGTGATATTTCTTTAGGCAGAATAGAACCTTGCAAGACATCTAACGGTGGATTGAAAGCGGTTTATTTTGTGAATGAAGGAGATGCAACTGGCGTAACGTATGACGTAACAGATACAGATGCGATTACAGCAGTAGCAGGTACTCCAGTAGCATACAAATACGATTTGAAAGGTAACAGCTCTTTCGAGCAAGCTATCACTTCATCTCGTGAAAATGGAACTACATATTTTGAACAAACTTTAAACTTAACGCTAAAGAAATTAAGCGTAAAAGATAACAAGCAAATTAAACTATTATCTTATGGCAGACCTCAGGTTATTGTAGAAGATAATAACGGAAATTTATTTTATTGCGGATTGGCGCATGGTATGGATGTATCAGGTGGTACTATCGTAACTGGTGCAGCTATGGGAGATTTGAGTGGTTACACTTTAACTTTAGTAGGTCAAGAACCAGTACCGGCTAATTTCATCTTAACAAGCTTAACGACAGCAGGTTTTACAGTAACAACTGGCGTTTAATTTTTCTATGTTTCATGTTTAGGGGGTAAGCAATTTGGCTTATCCCTTTTTTTGTGTTTAAAAAATCAAAACAATTATTTTTGCGTTTATTAATCAAATGATAATTTTAAAAGAAACTTCAGATATTCAGCAGATAAAATTAATACCTACAAGGGGTAATAATGTATCTACTTTGACTTTGAGAAATGAATCTACAAATGAGGTTACAACATACGTTGCAAGTGGTGTAGCTACATCTTATTATTTGTTAATAAGTCAATTTTTTAATAATTTAAAAGAGGGGCATTTTTACGAAGCTACTTTTACTTACTTTGGTGCTTTGAGGCATCGTGATAGAGTGTTTTGTACTAATCAAACTATTGCTAATTACACAATAAACAAAGACGAATATATAGCGTCCACAGATAATATAATATTTTATGAGTAATAATATACACTTTGTTCAATTAGAGGCTTACAAAGCTCCTAAAAGCGTTGAAACTAAAAAAGATGCTTGGGTAGGCTTTGGCGAAGATAACAACTATTATCAGGAATTGATAGATAGATACAATAATAGCACAACTAACAGTGCCATTATAAACTCTATTTCCAAATTAATTTATGGTAAGGGATTAGATGCTACTGATAGCAATAGAAAGCCTAACGAATACGCTCAGATGAAAATGCTATTCCGTAAGGATGTAGTTAAAAAATCTGTTATCGACTTAAAATTATTAGGTCAATTTGCTATTCAAATTATTTACAATAAGGCAAAAGATGCGATTGTAAAATTAGAGCATATTCCCGTACAATTATTAAGAGCAGAAAAGTGTAATAAAAAAGGCGAAATTGAGGCTTACTATTACTCAGATAATTGGGAAGACATCAAGAAATTTCCACCACAAAGAATACCAGCTTTTGGATTTGGTGATAAGACTTTAGAGATTCTATTTGTTGGTAATTACACGGTAGGTCAAAAGTACTATTCTAACGTTGATTATTTAGGTTCTATTCCTTACGCAAAGTTAGAAGAGGAGATTTCTGATTATTTAATCAATGATGTTCAAAGAGGTTTCTCTGGCAGAATAGTAGTTAATTTTTCAAATGGAGTTCCGGACGAGGAGAAGCAACAACTTATTGCAAGCAAGGTTAAAAAACAATTAACTGGTAGTGGTGGAGACCCAGTAATAATATCTTTTAACTCAGACGAAACTAAAAAAACTACGGTAGATTCTATTCCTTTAAATGATGCTCCAGCTCACTATGAATATTTAAGCGAAGAGGCAAGAGGTAAGATTTTATTAGGACATAGAGTTACAAGTGGTTTACTATTTGGTATTCAATCAGCTAATGGATTTAGTTCTAATGCAGACGAATTAAAGAATGCTTCTATCTTATTTGATAACATGGTTATAAGACCATTCCAAGAAACGTTAATAGATGCTTTTGATGAGATTTTAGCTTTTAATAAAGTTAGCCTTAATCTTTACTTTAAAACGTTGCAACCTTTAGAATTTATCGATTTAAACCCTGCTATTGTAAATGACGAAACTGCTGAGGAATCTACTGGAGTTAAAATGTCAAAACATTTGGATGAAATGGATTTAGAGGCTTATGGCGAAGAGATGGATTTAGATGAGTGGGAGCTAATAGATAGCAGAGAGGTAGACTACGAAACGGAAGAGGAATTAGACGCAGAATTAGAGCGTTTAAACAATCCTAAAAAATCGTTGATGTCTAAGATATTTAACTTTGTAACTACCGGTGTAGCACGTCCAAATGCAACAAGCGAACAAGATGGTGTATTATTTGTATCACGTTATAGATATAATGGGGAAACTACCGACGTAAGTAGACAATTTTGCAAAAGAATGACAGCTTTAAATAAATTATATCGCAAAGAGGATATAATGACGATGAGTCAAAAGGCAAGTACTAATCCCGGTTGGGGTCCTAAAGGTGCTGATACTTACGATATCTTTTTATATAAAGGCGGAGGCGCTTGCCATCACTTTTGGACTCGTGAAACTTACAGACGTATAGGCTCATTTAATCAAAAAGGCGATAATAAAAAAGAGGTTACTCCATCTCAGGCAAGAAAAGAGGGGGAAATTGTACCAGTTAACGACCCTAAAGTATATCAAAGACCAATTGATATGCCTTATGATGGTTTTTTACCAACTAATCCAAGATTTAATAAATAATATGGCGCAGGCACTTTTTATCAGCAGGGATGATATAGTAAAGTTTACAGCTTTAAATGGCAATATCGATACAGATAAATTTATACAATTTGTAAAGATAGCGCAAGACATCCACATACAAAATTACTTAGGTACTAAGCTATTTAATAAAATCAATGACGGTATAGTAGCAGGTAATTTAGCTTCGCCATATACAACGCTTTTAAGCTCTTATATTAAGCCAATGGTTATACATTGGTCAATGGTTGAGTTTATGCCTTTCGCAGCTTACACGTTCGCAAATAAAGGAGTTTATAAACATAACTCAGAGAATAGCGAAAACGTAGATAAGTTAGAAATTGATTTTCTTATCGAGAAAGAGCTGTAGTTCCGATGCCAACATTGCCAGCTGATGTGATTGTTACTTTGGTAGTTTCTGAACCTTGTGTTTTAAAATTTATACCATCATATCCCCAAAGATTTGCTGTGCCTTGATTAATTCCTAATGAAATGTCTTTCTTTAAATATATAATTTCTGCACCATCTGATGTCCTTGAAAAACCTATTTTATCTCCATCAATAAAACTAAATTGATTTGTAACACCACTATTTATTTGCAGTTTTGATGTTGGCGCTGTAGTTCCAATGCCAACATTGCCATTACCTAAAATTATCATTCTTGTAAATAATGATGAATATAAACCAGCACCAGTCTTAAATGAAATTTTACCATAATAAGGAAATCCCTCGCTTACACAAGATATTGCAGCTCTTGCCCCATCGATAGGTCCGTCATTAAATATTAAAGCAGTTTCATTACCAACCGCTAATCCATTATTATTTATAACAACAGCGCCACCTAAACCTCCAGTATTTGAGCCATAAACTTCTAATTTACCAAGAGGCGATGTAGTTCCGATGCCAACGTTAGTACCATTGTCATAAATTAAAGAGTTGGTAATAGTTGTTCCTGAGCCATTAAATTTAGGGATATAATTACTCGTTCCACTACCGCCTATTTTACTATTAAAAGTAGTCCAATCTGTTGAGCTTAAATATCCGTTTTGACTTCCGCTTGCAACTTGAATACTAAACGCTCCCGTACCATTATTATAAGCCAAAGGAGATGATGCGCTTAAAGATGATAAGCTAATAGGTGTATATCCTAAAACAGTTGATATCGTTTTATTTTTCCATAACGATGTAGAAGATTCATAAAATAAGCCTTCATTATTAGCTACCGATGTAATTAAAACGTTATGTAATTCCTCTAATTCTACTCCATTTTGGATTTTAACAAAGATAGAACCATTACCTCCTGCCTTTTTAATAACGTAACCTATTAAAACAGAATGCGCTGGAGCTATTGGTTTAACATCCGTAAATGTTCCTGCTACCGAACCTAACCAAATAGCTGCACCCTCAGTAAAAGCTAATGTATTTAAGCCGTGAACAATACCACTTGTAGTTATAAAACCATCTGAGCCATGAGCAATAGTTTCAGTAATTACTCCAAAGGTTACACTCGAAGTAGAATCTGAACTATTAACCGCTAATGCTACACTTGGAAGCTCTCCAGTTGAGCCGGTAACGTAAACTACTTGTCCTTCCGTAAGAGTTGCTCCCGTGTTATTATGTACTAAAACTCTTTCCTCTTGTCCTATCTGTAAAGTAGTATCTCCATCTCCATCTATTAAAGATAAAGTCCTATTTGCAGCATCCCAATAAGTTGTACCTATTCCGGTAGGAGTGCCAGTTGGTGTAGTATCAAATCCTAAATAACCAACTTTTGCACCCCATTCGCCAAGATTAACATTTCCAGTTGCACCGGTATAAGGTACTTTAGCATTTAAAGCATTTTGTAAATCTGTTTGGTCTGATAACGTACCCGTAATTTCGCCCCAAACTGCCGATAAAATATTAGTTACCTTATTAATATTAACCTCGATAATAGATTCTGTAACATTAATAACTACATCCTCGCTATTATCGGTAATATTTATATCAACTACCTCCTCTGTAATCTGAGGGAAAACATCAATAACCTCAATAGTGTTACTGACATTTACTTCTACGTTATCCTCTATCATGTTTTATACGGTTATGTCTTGAATAATTAAAAAAGAACCGTTAATATAAGTCTTAACCTCGCCACTTGACAAGGTAAATTGCATATCGTAAACGTAATTATAAGCCTCAATATTAATAATCTGTTCGTTTATTTTAAATAAGCCTGATGCAGCGTTTGTAATAGTTATTCCTGCTGAGCTTGCTGATGTTAAAGATAAAGCTGGAGTTACATCCGTAGCGCATTTTTTTAGTTGCATCTTAATAGTTGCACCTGTTAAATTAACCGCACTACCATTTATTTTTAATTCAAAAGGCACTTCGTTAAAAGTATCCCCTTTTATATGTTTAAAATTTAAACCCATTATTTCTCTATCTTTTTTAAGTAAATCTTTAATTTTTTAACGTTTTCTTCTTTGGCTTTGTATGTACCTCTACAAGTACCAACCTGAGAAATCGGCTTCTTTATCTGGGAACATGTCTGCATTGCTATTTGTATTATATTCTGGAAAAGTTGATTGATTAAAACACATATAATCTATAAAACGCCTTGTATAATGCTCGGCAATTGAACACTCTTCCTCAATAAGAAAATTAATTTCTAACTTG